CTTGTAACAACATTAGCTTAACAGCAGGCACAACCTATGATGCTATGCTAGATGTTCCTACTAATACAAGTGCGACTGTAGGTAATTTCCCTGTATATGACCAATTAACGCCTTCAAGTATTTCAGGTTCAGCAGTAAGATCAATATCAGCAGGTAATTTATATGTAACTAATTCTGGTCCTAACGGTTGGTCAGCAATAGGCACAACTATGGTAATGACTTCAGGTTCAGGTAAATGGTATTGGGAAGTAACTTGTTCAGGAACTACATCTAACGGAACTATGATAGGTATTCATAGACCATTTACATCAACATCTACATTCCCAAGTGCAATTCTTGGTTATACAGGTGATGCAGATGGATATGGTTATTATATGGGCGGTAATAAATATAATAATTCAGGTGCAGGTGTAGCTTATGGTGCATCTTATACTGCTGGTGATGTAATAGGTGTTGCATTAGATATGTCTACTGCTGGAAGTGCGTCTATTACTTTCTATAAAAACAATACAAGCCAAGGTGTAGCATTTAGTTCACTTACAGGTGATTTCTTTGCAGCAGTTTCACAAGCACAATCAAATGGACTAGACATTAACTTTGGACAACGACCATTCTCATACACACCACCATCAGGCTTTGTAGCACTAAACACATTTAACCTACCTACTCCTACTATATTACAGGGTAATAAGTATATGGATGCAACTGTTTATAGTGGAAGTAGCACAAGTGGAAGACTAATTACCAATGCAGCATTATTTCAACCTGACTTTGTATGGGTTAAAAATAGAACATTAGCTGGTCGTAATCATCAATTATTTGACTCTGTTCGTGGAGCTAATAAAGGACTATTTTCTAATTTAACAAATGCTGAAAGCACAACTACTCAAGATATTACAGCATTTAATTCTAATGGTTTTACTGTTGGAAATGATAATAATGTTAATAGCACAGGTGATAATTTTGTAGGTTGGCAATGGCAAGCTGGTCAAGGTTCAACATCATCTAACACGAGTGGTTCTATCACGAGTACTGTATCCGTAAACACAACTGCTGGGTTTAGTATTGTGACTTACACAGGAACAGGTGCTAATGCTACAGTAGGACATGGTTTAGGTGTTGCACCTAAAATGGTGATTGTAAAATGCAGAAGTGCAGCTTCTAGTGATTGGATGGTTTATCATGCGTCAGCAAATGCTAGTCCTGCTACAGGTGTATTGCAATTAAATACTACAATTGCTTTTACTGCAACATCTACTACTTGGAATAATACAGCTCCTACATCATCAGTATTTAGTGTTGGAACAAATAATCCAGTAAATCAATCTTCTCAAACATTTGTAGCCTATTGCTGGGCAGAAATAGCAGGGTTTAGTAAGTTTGGAAGCTATGTCGGTAATGGTTCTACAGATGGAACTTTTGTATTTACAGGATTTAGACCAAAATATGTATTACTTAAATCTACAGGCGTAGAAAATTGGTTTGTGTTTGATAGCTCAAGAAATACTTATAATGTAACAACTGCTAGATTATACCCTGCGTTATCAAATGCAGAAGATACAAACTTAAACACATTGGATTTATTGTCTAACGGATTTAAATTTAGAGATACAAATGCTGCGTGGAATAGTTCAGGACAAACTTATATATATGCCTGCTTTGCAGAAAACCCCTTTAAGAATAGTAACGCAAGATAACAGGAGAAAACATGGCACATTTTGCACAATTAAACGAAGAAAACCTAGTAACACAAGTCATCGTAGTTGCTAACCAAGACACAGCCGATCAAGACGGTGTAGAGAACGAAGCTATTGGCATTGAATTCTGCACTAACTTACTTGGTGGCACTTGGAAACAAACATCTTACAATGGTAACATCCGTAAGAACTATGCAGGTATTGGTTACAAGTATGATGCAACACTAGATGCATTCATACCACCACAACCCTATGCTTCATGGACATTAAATGAAACAACAGCACAGTGGGAAGCACCAACACCATATCCTACAGATGACAAACGTTATACATGGGATGAAGCAACAACATCTTGGGTTGAAGTAATACCTACTGAATAATGGATCCAATAACAATCTTATCAGCTTTTGCTCCTGTAGTAATGGACTTAGGTAAGTCCCTTATTAATAAGTTTGTAGCACCAGATCAATTTAAACCTGCAACTATCGAGCAGTATGCTCAGATGAAACAGATTGACCTAGAGTTCTTTAAGGTCATGAATGATGCAGGATCTGGTACACCTAGCTATCCTTGGGTAGAAGCTGTTACAAGATTAATGAGACCTATGATTGGTCTTATTGTATTAGCTACTTGGGCATATATGCATCTTAATGGTATTGCTACAGTAGAAGTAGATAACTTTGCTAGTGCTGTTGGTTTCTATTTGTTTGGTGAACGTAGCTTATTCTATATTAAAAAGAAATGAAACTTACACCTAACTTTAGTTTAGAAGAATTAACACACAGTGAAACTGCTGAACGATTAGGTTTAGACAACACTCCTAATGCAGATGTTAAAGCTAACTTAACAAGATTAGCTAGATTTCTTGAAGAAGTTCGTCGAGTGTTAGGCCGACCTATAATGGTTAACTCTGCTTATAGATCTCAAGAAGTAAATAAATCTATAGGTAGTAAACCTACAAGTCAGCATTGTATTGGTTGTGCTGCTGATATTAAAGTACCAGGTTTAACACCTGACAATATTGTTAAAGAGATACTTAAAACAAACCTTGAGTATGACCAACTTATTCGAGAGTTTGATTCATGGGTACACATATCCATTCCTAATAAGTTTGCAGATAAACCACGTAAACAAGTTCTAATTATAGATAAAGCCGGCACGCGTCCATATTGATTCTATGAACTTAATTACAGTTGACACGTGTAAAGCAGTTTATAGAATGTTAAGTAATCTGCCACCTTTCAACAAGTATAAGTTACCAAGACCTTCCGAGATAGATTTTGTGGTTGTAGATGATTCTGAAATATATGGACAATATACTCCTGAACCACATTGTATAATAATTAGTACCGCTAAACAAAGTCATTTACAAACTTTTGAGAGAACTATGGCACATGAGATGGTGCATCTTATCATGTACCTTCAAGGTAAAAGATACGAACTTCATAACAAAACTTTCTATAAACTAATATATCAAATAGCCGATATCTACGGCTGGGAACCCAAGGACTTATAATGCCTAACGAACATTTAACAGATGCTACTAAACATATTATTGATGGTGTATCTATTGCTACTGCTGTAGGAACTATGATGCAAGTACTACCTGCTATTGCAGCTTTATTTACAATTGTTTGGACTTTAATTCGTATCTACGAAACAAAGACAGTACAAAAACTATTAGGTAAACATAAAGGATAAGTATGGCTACTTCAGGTACAACAACATTTAGCGTAACTCGTAATGACATTATACAGTCATCTTTACGTTTATTAGGTGTGCTTGAAGAAGGTGCACAACCTACGGCTAGTGCTATTGAGAATGCAAGTATGGTTCTTAATATGATGCTTAAAGATTGGATGACAGATGGCATTAAACTATGGACAGTTACTGAGTTAACTATTCCTTTAAAGTCTAACCAAACATCTTATACTATTGGACCATCTAGTACATATGATTTAAATACTAATAAACCTTTAAGACTTATTCAATCTTTCTTAAGAAATATATCTAATACTACTAATCAAGTTGCAGAGGTATCTTTACTTTCAGGTGGATCAGGTTATACAGTACAAGCTACTAATCCAGTATCATGTACTGGAGGATCTGGTACAGGTGCACAATTTAATTTAACTTATACTGGAGGTGTTGTTACTAAAGCTCTTCTTGCTAATAGTGGTGGTAACAATTATGCAGTAGGTGATGTTTTAACAATGTCTGGTGGTACCTTTACAACACCAGCAACTGTTACTGTAGACTCTCTTTTAAATACGTATATTGACTTACCTATGTCTATTCTTTCACAACAAGAATATAACATTCTAGGTTCTAAGTATAACACAGGTACAATAAACTCTGTGTACTATTGGCCTTATGCAACATATGGAGAACTTAAAGTATTCTTAACTCCTAATGCAAGTACATCAACTACTTATGAATTACATATTACTGTTCAACGTCCTATTGAGGATATTACTACAGCTAATCAAACATTTGACTTTCCATCTGAATGGTATCAATGTTTACGTTGGGGTCTAGCTTCAGAATTAGCTGCTGACTATGGTCTTCCTACAGAAAGACTTGCAGGTGTTATTCAAAGAGCTGAAAACTATAAACAAAGATTAATGGCGTGGGATACAGAGTATGCTTCTACATTCTTCCAACCAGATATTAGAGCTCAAGTATTAAGGTTTAGATAATGTCCGAAACCTTACGATTACCAATGAACTATGGGGTAGAGTTTCGTAATGATACCACAGACAAAGGTTCTAAGATGGTTAACTGTTTTGCAGAAGACTATAATGGAACTATGTATGCAAAGAAAAGACCTGGATATACATCTTCAGGTGTAGATTTTGGTACAGGTACAGCACAAGGTTTATATACTTATGCTAGCAAAATATA